TATTCAGAAGCTAATCAAGAACGAGTAGCTCAACAATACGTTACTAATCGCTATGGGTCATGGGCTAATGCTCAATCATTCTGGCAATCACATGGTTGGTATTAAAATTAAATAATTGACATCAATTAGTCTTATGTTATACTTAAGGTATACATAGGGCTTTTTAATTTGTCTTAAATAGTCCAATTTTAGTTGAAATGGGAGAAGTTCAATAATATGGAAATTACTACTAAAGAGCTTATTGATCATGCAGGAGAAAACATTGATATAGACGCTAGACTTGTTAATAGCCATACCCGTTGGCTTGACTATGTTAAGGCTACTCTTCGAGATATAGACCCAAAGTATTATGATAATGCAGAAGATAGATTTAAAGATTTAGCTTTTAGCTTAATTGAGCTTCTTGGAGAAGCTACTACACAAATCACTAATCTTGATGACGAATTAGACCAAAAAGATGATGAATGGGATAACTATGTTGACGATATTCGGGCTGAATACGATGATAGAATAGCTGACTTAGAAACAGAACTAGCAGGAGCTAGGGAAGAGGAGGACGATTAACATGAATTATATTGATCTAGCTTATACCGTTGAAAAAGATAAGGTAGAAGAAAAAGTTAAAGAGATTACTGTCGGCAATGAATACCGAGTAGCTAACATTGTTCCATTTGACGAAGACAATATGCTTCTTTGCTTAACTAAAGCGCCAGCCACTAATCAAGGTTACCAACCTAAACAGTTAGGAGAAATGAAACCTCGTAACCGCGCAGGAGAACCAGCTACTACTCGCCAGCTTAATTATATTCGGCAATTAGCTAATAAAGCTGATAAGGACCCGGCAAGCTTAGATTTAGATAATCTAACGAAGAAAGACGCTGGGCGCTTAATTGGTCGGCTTAAAAAGGAACAAAAAGTCCCTAAAGGTCGAGAAGATCTTGATTTTGGACAGGGTTTTGATATGAGCGAATTAGATCAGATGGATTTTGGAAATTAATTCACAATTACTCTTGCTTTTTTAATAAGACAGGTGTATTATAGAATTGTTGGTTAAATACATTAATTAAATGTTAGTCAAATGGCCAATCCTTTCTTATCGTGGAGTGGAGCAGTTGGTAGCTCGCCAGACCCATTATCTGGAGGTCACAGGTTCAAGTCCTGTCTCCGCAATTGGACTTAGTTACCTTTGGGTGATGATAGCTAGGTCCTGCCTTCTTAGAGTTAGACATTTGTTGAATGGTAGCTTCTTTTGGTTTGTAATTTTTTGTTCGGACGTGTAAGTGTAACCGTGTGCAATTAGCACACTTGTCTCGATAGTCTAACTGGATAAAACATCGGATTTCTAATCCGAAAATCCGAGTCCGAGTCTCGGTCGGGACATTGTAGCAATTATGTGGAATAGATAGAATTTCATAAAAACACCTCCTTCCAATAAAATTGGATTTCAAAATAATTTAGTTGTAATACATAAGACAATAGGTTCACCCTATAAAGTTCTTTTCGTTAATACGGAAGACGAAAGTTAGTAGTCTTCTAAAGATGATTAAGTCTTAAAATTTCTTTATTCGTATCCTCTATCTAAGTAGGTTCGATTCCTGCAATTGCTATTGGCTAAGAAGTCTTTCTCATTTTATTCTTCTTAGCCTTGTATAATGGTGTTTAGTCATTATTATACTTCTTTTTCTTATTTTCTGTTAAACATCCTGTGGTATCTCCAGCGCAGGGTGTTTTTCTTTTATTTCTTTATATTAATATTGATACAAGATTGTACAATCTTATTTCTTGTATTGAATTCAATATAAGGAGGTTGGAATGTTAGACTAGGATAGTCTAGCCGTAACCTAGTTTCTCCTAGTGCTAACTCTAGCAATGGGAAAACATTATTTTAAGAAGTTAGCTGTTGCAACAGTAGCCTTAGCAACTCTTGGAGCAACGATGTCTCTTTCCTCTGGAACTGTAATGGCGGCCAAGGGGGATCATGGTGTCGATTGGTCTCGTTATCAAGGAGCTAATGGTATCTTTGGTTATCCAGACGATAAGTTTGCTGTTATTCAAATGGGTGGTACTACTACTGGTTGGAATCTTTATGATCAGTGGACTTATGGATCACAGGTAAGAAGTGCTATTGCTCAAGGCAAACGGGCACATAATTATATCTGGTGGCAAAATGTTACGACTACTCAACAGGCGGATCAAGTATTAAATTACTTCCTGCCTAAGGTGCAGACACCGAGAGGCTCAATTATCGCTCTGGACGTTGAGTCAGGCTATCAGAGTACTCAAGCTATTGACCATGCTTGTCAACGGATTAAAGATGCAGGATACACTCCAATGGTCTATGGTTATAAGAATTTTCTTGTAAATAATACTGATCTTCATTATTTAGCAAGTAAGTATCAACTCTGGTTGGCGGAATACCCTAATTATTCAGTAACTAGAGAACCTAATTATAACTTCTTCCCTAGCTTTGAGAATATTGGTATGTTCCAATATACGTCAACAGCGATTGCTGGTGGGCTTGATCGGAACATTGACCTCACTGGTATTACTGATAATGGTTATACTAATGGTAATGCTCAGAAGCCTAAGACAGAGACTCCAGCAACGGAACAGGGTAAGCAACTTCATCAAGATACCCATAATTATGTGGTTAAGTCCGGTGATAGCTGGTGGAAGATTGCTAATGATCACGGAATGGATATGTACGCCTTAGCTAAGCTTAATGGAAGTACTATTAATTCTGTAATCTACCCCGGACAAGTTCTTCGGGTAGCTGATAAAGGCGAAGGTAATTCTGTTTCTAACAAGGTGCAAAAACCAGTACCAAGTACTAATACTCAACGAACTTCAACCTATACTGTTCGTTACGGGGACAGTTGGTGGAAGATTGCTAATGATCATGGTATGAGTATGTATACTCTTGCACAAATTAATGGTAAGAGTATTTACAATACTATTTATCCCGGTCAAGTATTAAAAATTAGTGGAAACGCTCAAGTACAACAACGTAAGTCATATACTGTTCGTTATGGTGATAACCTTTCAACAATTGCTTATCGCCTAGGTACTTCTGTAAATCATTTAGTAGCTACTAATGGTTTAAGAAATGCTAACTTAATCTATCCCGGACAGGTTCTGAGTTATTAATGAGAGACTTATTTATAAATTCAATTTGGCAGAAATCGGGAGATACAAGTAGAACTTATATCTTTACCCTAACAGATGACCAAGGTTATAAAGTATCTTTTAGTGATAATGATAACGTTGTTGTAAAAATGAGTAATAAAACTGGTTACTTAAAGGATGTTGACTGTGAAGTTACGGATAAAGCAATTAATGTTGATAGTAAACAGTTTAAGGACCTCCCGTCTGATTATTACTATTTTGAGGTGTGGGTAACAGACGAGAATGGTAGGAAGTCAATTTACCCTGATGATGGTACGAAGAGTATTTATCTTGCTAATAATATTGAAAATGTTAATGGTAAGGTAATTAGTACTATAACTATTGATGAGCTTAGGAAACAGATCGCTTCCAGCGCTGTTCAAGGACCTCCCGGACCCGCTGGTCCTCAAGGACCACAAGGACCTAAAGGAGACAAAGGTGACACTGGTGATGTAGGCCCAGCAGGACCAAAGGGTGATCATGGAGATACTGGACCTGTTGGACCACAAGGCCCAGAGGGTCCTGCTGGTCCCCAAGGACCAATTGGTCTTAAGGGTGATAAAGGAGATAAGGGGGATACTGGTGCTACTGGTCCGCAAGGTCTACAAGGAGTTGCAGGTCCTCAAGGCCCAGTTGGTCCAGTCGGTCCGCAAGGTGATCATGGTAGTAGTATTTGGGCAATGAAAATGTCTGTTGGGGGCAATGTTAGTGGTAGACCCATTACTGATTTATATAACGCTTCTACTACTAATTTACCTGCTGTTAATGATCTAGTAGTTCAACCATATGGTAGCGTTTTTAGCGTTACTAATGTAATTAAGGATACTACTCCCGGAGCCGCTGATGGTGGTGGTACTTTTGATCTTGGGCCTGCACTCTTTAGTATCAAAAGTGATACTCCTAGCGAAGACGGTATTTTAGCTAAGACTAAACAATATGTAGATGACTCAATTTTAAATGGAAAGTGGTGATTAGATGAGCTTAAATGATGCAATGACTGACATCGTTAACGCCTTTTGCGCTAAAACCGGTGTAACTGATAAGCTTGTCACTGTGACTTACCACGTTCCTACTGGTACCAATGCAAAAAGTCTTAGTATATCAATTATTACTGATAGTGATGGTGGAACTGATGGTGATTTCACTACGGACAGGTATTGAGTTACTAAAAAAGAAGTCTAGCTAATTAGCTAGGCTTTTTATATTACATTTAAAAGAGAGTGATTGTAATTGAACTACTTAAATATTTTGGATTCTATTAGTGATCGTTCTAAGGTGTATTTTTTACCTGTAGATTCTACGGGTATAGTAAGCTATGAAAATGCCTTTTTAACGTTTCATATTACTGATTTAGAAGGAAATAAAGTCACTACTGTTACAGGTAATTACGATAGTAATGGCATCTACTTTGATCCTATTAATCTGATTGGTCTATCTGCCGGTAAAGTATATGGACTATATTTAGAAATTAGAACACGTACAGAACGTAATTATTTTCCGGGGCAAGAAGTTCTTTATCTGATTTTGACTACAGATGCAAAATTATCTATCTTAAAAGATATTCCGACTGATTACTTTAAGAATTTAGACAGCGGTAATAGTAAGATGCCTTTTAATTCTGTACAGGTAATTACTTTAGATGAATACAAACAGGCTTATTCCAGAATTATTAATAACACTTTATTTATTGGTATTCCTAAAGGTAAGACAGGGCCAGTTGGTCCCAAAGGAGATACTGGACCTCAAGGACCCGTTGGTGCTAGAGGTTTAGACGGTACTAATGGTAGAGATGGGGCTAGTTATATCCCTTATATTGGTTCGGATGGGAATTGGCACGTTAAAGAAACAGATCAAGGTGAGTTGAGTTAATGGAAAAAGATATTAATTTAAATATCAAAGCTCAAGGTCCAGCAGGTCCACAAGGATTAAAAGGTGATACAGGTCCTCAAGGACCAGTTGGCCCTAAAGGAAATGATGGTGCTACTTGGCAACCTTACATTAATCAAAATGATGGTCATTGGCATATCAAGAAAATTTTTGGTCAAACTGGTTTGAATGATACAGACAAGCAAGAACTACTTGATTGGTTAGGAAATCAGATTTTAAATGGAAAGTGGTGACGATAGATGAGCGAAAACGATATTGATTTAGGCATTATTGCTCAGGGCCCTAAAGGAGATAAGGGAGATACAGGTCCCCAAGGTCCCAAAGGAGATAAAGGTGAAACTGGATCTCAAGGACCTAAAGGAGATAAAGGTGATACTGGTCCACAAGGTCCTGCTGGCCCTAAAGGAGACAAAGGAGATACTGGTAGCGCTGGTCCAATGGGTCCAGTTGGTCCACAAGGTCCTAAAGGAGATAAAGGAGATAAAGGTGATACTGGTCCACAAGGTCCTGCTGGCCCTAAAGGAGACAAAGGAGATACTGGTAGTGTTGGTCCACAAGGACCAAAAGGAGACAAAGGTGAAACCGGACCACAAGGTGTAAAAGGTGACACAGGTAGCCAAGGACCAGCCGGTAGAGATGGTTCGGTGGGTCCACAGGGTCCTGCTGGTCCTAAAGGAGATACTGGAGCTACTGGTAGTCAAGGTCCTAAGGGTAATGATGGACTTACTCCACAAATTGATAGTAACGGTCATTGGAAGATTGGTAGCACTACTACTCAATATCTCGTAGGTATGAAGGACCAAGACGACTCTGCTACTTTGTTAGATCTTAATACAGATAAAGCACATTATTATCCGTCTGAAAAGGTGATTTTTCACGCTACTAGTGTTTCGGGTCATGGTCATTTAGTAGTTAAGTATTATCATTTGAATAATTTAGTTGCTACTAAGGAAATTTATTATGGAACTTCTGAGCTTAGTTGGTCTTGGTTTTTGCCTGCTGACGATAATATTGGTTATGCTGTAGTAATTGAAAATCATGTTGGTAATAATGTATCAACAGAGACAATTGCAATTAATGTAAGTAGTGATATTTATCGTTTCCCAATTATGGGCTTTTTGTCTAGTTATAGCACTGATTCATCTACTGAACGTAAGCAATTATTAGATTATATGAAAAGATTACATATTAATCTAGTACAGATGTATGACTGGTTTGACTTGCACTCATTACCATTACCCGTATCAACAAATGGTGATAGTACACAGGTGTCTAATACTTGGACAGATATAGGTAATCGTTTAACTCGTAAAAAAGTAATTGAAGATTATTGTAATCTTATTAAGGATTATGGTATGAAACCTCTTGCTTATATGGCAATGAACGGGTCTGATACTAACCAATTAGTACACGGTCTTTCTGCGGAAATGTTTTTGTTTGACGATAATTCTAGGAATTTAGATCATGTTTATAAGACACTAGATAAATCTAAGGGCTGGGGTAAGTATAATCTTTATAATATGAATTGGATGAATGGTCCTTGGCAAGACTATATTGTTAATCAAATGAAGATAGTTAAGGATAATATGCCTTTTGATGGTTGGCATATTGATATGTTTGGTGACCCCGGTAATAAGTATGAGGCCAATGGTAATCTACTTAGTAGCGCTACTCTTGCTAATGGTATCCATTATTTCCTAAATAAAGCTGGTAAATTAGGTTGGGATACTGGTGTTAATTCTGTTGGTGAATACGGACTTGATGATATTAGAAATTCAACAGTTCCTAAATATCTTTATACCGAAGTATGGGATAATCGCAAGACCTATAATGACTTGTTTAATCTAGTTAAGTTTCTGACTGAATCACGGGATAGTAACAAGGTTAAGAAAGGTGTAATTATAGCCGCTTATATGGACTATAACTACGCTAAAGCTAATCAAGGTAAGAACTTTAATGATGATGGTATTATTTTGACTGACTTAGTGATTATGGCTAGTGGTGGTACTCATTTGGAAATGGGTGAGCATATGCTCTGTAATGAGTATTTCCCTAATAGTAATCTTAATCTCCCCTCAACGCTTAAAGATAATTATTTACCTAAGATGTATGACTTTTTTGTTGCTTTTAAAGAAATTATTGGCCTAGGCTATCAAGTTGACGGTTTAGCTACTATTGATGGTGGTAGTGTAGATTATTTACAAAGTGGTAAAGTTTGCGGGATTAGCCGAGGAAATAAGAATGATTATTTAGGTTTAAGTTTAATTAATCTTAGAACTACTAATACAGAGTGGCGAGATACAAATGCTAATTGTAGTGTTTCTCCAGCACAAAATATTAGGGTAACGCTCAAGCTAGGTGTAACTAATCATGACTGGTACTATTTTGACTTAGATAATTTAGAGCCTCAAAAATTAAATGTAGGGGCAGACGGAGTAGTTAATATTTCTTCACTAAGATATTATGGATTTATTTTAGGTATTCCTAAAAAATAGTTATTGATAATTTATGAAAAAGGGCAAGGAAACACGTTCTTTTAAGGACGTGATTAATTGCCCATTATTTTGATTAAATACTTGCAAACCGTAAATGGAATGTTATAATATAAATAGCAACTGAAAACCAAAGTTGCTATTAAAGCTAACGGCTAGGGACTAGCCATGGTAAAGAGTCTAGTTCTGTAAGTTAGGTATCTGGAATACCAGTGTAAGATCCTAAATACTACTAGATGTTCCCAAAAGCTCGTTACTTTAGTGACGAGTGGTTCACTTAATTATGATATACTTAAATTAAATATTTAAGTAATGTAATTTGTTACTATACTTATAATTTTGTTTACAGCCTTTTCTGCTAGTATGTAGGAAAGGTTTTTATTTTGCCTTAGTTTATTTCCCCTATATTACAATTAGCGAAACCATGTGATAAGAAAGGGGAATGCAAGGGTCTAATGAATAAATTAAGTTTTATTTCAAGCATTCCTAGTGATAATGATACAACAATTTATTTAGTGCCTACTAATTCACAAAAGAGTCTTCAATTCTTTAACGTGGAATTAAATATGCACTTCTATGATCTTAGTGGTAATAGTCGTTTAACTATTCCAGTAAATGCTAATGACGATGGTGTTTACTTTAAACTAAGCCAGTTATCTTCATTAGGACTAGGGACATATGCTTTTTATCTTAGTATGCGTTATTCAGACCATATGGAGTATTATCCTAGCAATACAGCGAAGTATATTACTTTGGCTTATAATAACAACAGATTAGTCTTTAAGAGTATCTTTACTCCCGAAGCTACTAATATTACTCCTCCCGATACGAGTAAGATTGTTGAACGCCAAGTTTTGCACGTCCATGATATTGATATTAAAGATATTAAAGTATCGACAATTGACTCTAATAAAAATGCTAATGTTTATTTAGATCAGTACGATGTTTTACATTTTGATATTCCTAAAGGTGAAACTGGTAAGTCTTTATATGAATTAGCACGTGATGCTGGTTTTACTGGTAGTTTTAAAGATTATGAAAAGACTTTAGTCGGTCCTACTGGTCCTAAGGGTGATCGTGGGTATAATATCTGGTTTGATACTCATGATTATGGAGAAAACTATCGTGGCTCATATTGGGCTGATCTAAAAGGCTCTGCTCCAGATCGAGGACCACAAGTTAGTGATTTAGTTGTTTTGAGCAGTGGTCACCTAGTGCAAGTAACTGGTGTTAGCTACGGTGGTGTTCCTGAAGCTGGTGGGGGTACATTTAATTATGGTCCTTACTTAGCTAACTTAGCTGGTGTAGCTGGTCCAAAAGGTGATCGTGGTGCAACTGGTTTACAGGGTCCACAAGGTATTCAGGGTAATACGGGTGCTACTGGCCCACAAGGTCCACAAGGACCTGCTGGTAAGAACTTTAACATTAGAAAAACTTTTGAGTCTGTTTCTGCAATGGAAGCAAGTAAAGGTGCTGGATTTACTGATGGCGACTTTACGATGATTGCAAGTACTGTTAGTGATCCCGATAATTCAAAGCTTTATGTTTGGGACGGTAGTAAGTTTGTTTATATCTCTGATCTATCTGGTGCACAAGGTATTCAAGGACCACAGGGTATTCAGGGTATTCAAGGTATTCAAGGTAAGCAAGGTTTAACTGGACCTCAAGGTCCCAAGGGAGATAAAGGTGAAACTGGACCTCAAGGTCCCAAAGGAGATAAAGGTGAAACTGGATCTCAAGGACCTAAAGGAGATAAAGGTGAAACTGGTCCCGCTGGTAAAGATGGTGCTGATGGTAAAACATCTTATTTCCATGTTGCATATGCCAATAGTGCTGATGGCAAGGATGGGTTCTACGTTGGTGGTGGCGGAACTAACTTACTAAGTGCTACAGATTTCAGTAACACTGATCTAAATAAGATTATAGATGTGTGGGGGTCAAGCTTTACTCTTCGTGATGGTTGTGCAATGAATGTTGATGCTAGAACACTCAACTCGGGATGCACTGATGCTGTACAGACAGTAAAGGTCGAACCTGATACTGACTATACATTATCATTTGAAATGTATTATAGTTCACTGGCTAGTGGTGGATCGTGGAATTCTATTCAAACGTTTTTGTGGGAGTTCCAGGATGAAGCAACAAGTAAAACAACTAGTATGTATGCGGACAACGCTAGATCTGTTGTTAACTCTAATAAACGAAGCGACAATATTCAGACTATCCACACACAGCCAGATTGTCATTATATAAAAGTTATATTTAGGGCTAATACTAAAACACAATTTAGCTTTATAAGACCTAAGTTTGAGTTAGGTAGCGTTGCTACTCCATGGTCACCAGCACCATCAGAGGCACACCCTAGTTATATGGGTACCTATACTGATTACACACAAACAGCTAGTTTAGACCCAACAGCTTACCAATGGTCATTAATCAAAGGTGATCGAGGATTAAGTATCTGGTTTAATAAGTACGCTCGTGGTGGTAGCTTAGGCGGTCAATACTGGTCTGATCTTTATAATACTAAAGTAGGGTTTGGTCCACAGGTTGGTGACTTAATTATCCAAACTAATGGTATGATTACCCAAGTAACTGCTGTTAATGCTAGTGGAGATGCTTCTACCGGTGGTGGTACATTTGATATGGGTGCTGTTATAGGTAATATGCAAGGTCATACTCCTGTTCGTGGTACTGATTATTGGACTGACGCAGATAAAAATGAAATTAAGTCCTATGTAGATGACGCAATTTTAAATGGAAAGTGGTGAGTAGATGAGTTTGAATGAAAAAATGACTGAATTAGCAGATGGTTTCCGTAGCTTATATGGCACAACTGATAAGTATAGTCTTGCTGATATGAAGACTGCTTTATCCGGATTACAGATCCACAATTTCTTTGATGAAGGCCAATCCCTTGATACCACAAAAGGAGAGAATACTAAGGATCTTCAAGGGCTAACAGTCGACATTTGGAATCAACACCTTTGTGGAAAGACGGTAACGTTTAGTTGTGACCTTGAATGGTCTGGATATGTTAAAACTGAAAATATTGGAAACCGAATCGGCTTTGAGCTTCAAACAACAGACATCGATAATGGTAACCATTGGAATGGTCCTTGGTATTATCCACAAAGTGAAGCTGGGAGTACTCATTTGTCGTTGACTCAATATCTTTCAGAGAAAGCAATTAAGTTAATTCCATATTGCGCTGTCTATGATCAGATTAATTCAACTGCTACTGTAAAGATTACCAACTTTAAAATCGTAGTAAATCCAATAGGAAAATAGATAGCGTCCTTTTTCTACTATTGCTTCCAAGTTTGGATGCGATAGCATGAACTTAAAGAAGTAAAATACTAGACGCACAATTTAAGAAATAAAATTAGCCTTAGTGGTAGTTGCAGAAATGAAATTGCTACTAGGGCTTTTCTTATACTCTTTTGTATTATTTTCTTCATATAGGCTTAATTCCCTATATTACATAACAGGTGATAAGAATGACTTATGATGATGTTCTTATTAAACGTAAGAAGTTATTTAAGCATATGGATCGTAAGAGAGTGTTTAAACGTAAATCACATAATACCGAAACTCGTTATTGTGCAGTTTGTGGTCGTCCTCTTACATCCTATGTATTTAAGACGGGGGAGTTTGTTACCTCGGTTAAACATATTCATTATTATGTAAATGGGACTTTTCTTTCTGGTTCTGTTTGCTATAGCCCACACAGTTGTTATTCTCATTTAAGAAAGGAAGTGAAATAACTTGTCTGGTTTAACAGATTCAATTCGTCAAATGATTTCAGCGGGAGAAACTGCTGATAAGGAACAAGCAACAGATAATATTAAACAAACAATTGAATTAGTTTCTAAGAAGCTTTTAGATCAGGCAATGAGTGGAACTTCTGAACTTGACGTTAAAGACTTAAAGGACTTAGCTTCTGTTTATACTTTATTACAGCAAACTTCTGCTGGCGATGATACGCAAACAGGTGCTCCACAAGCTCCTGCTGGTATGAGTGATATTTTTAATGACTCTATCCCTGTTTATAAAGATCCACAAGACGAGAATAAAAAACGGGTAGATCAAGACGATTTAATTGATTTATCATCTAAAGATATTGATAAGATGGTTTCAGACCAGTTTAAGGAACAAAATGATTTAAACTATAAGGCTAATGAAGCTTGATCTATCTACAATACTATAAAATAAATAACTTTTAATAAAAAACCACTTAAACTAGGAATAAATCTTAGATTAGGTGGTTATTTTAATTGATTAAGTTGTATAATAATGATTGTTTAAAAATTTTACCGACTTTACCAGACCATAGTGTAGATATGGTTTTATCTGACCTTCCGTTTGGGACGACTAAAAATCAGTGGGATCATATTATCCCAATGGATCAGCTTTGGGAACAGTATAAACGGTTATTAAAAGTAGGTGGGGTAGTTGCTTTGTTTGGTGACGAACCTTTTTCGTCTAAGTTAAGATTATCTAATCCTAAATGGTATCGTTATGATTGGTACTGGATAAAAAATCGAGGTTCGGGTTTTCTTAACGCTAAGAGAATGCCTTTAAAAGCTGTGGAAACAATTTCAATTTTTTATCCTAAGCTTCCTCTGTATAATCCACAGATGACTGAGGGAAAGCCATATAGAGCTAAGAATGATACTAAAAGTAATAATTGGGGTTCTTATAAAACCGGTTGGGCTACTGATAATAAAGGTACTCGTTATCCAGTTAATGCTATTCATTTTAATAAATTAGCAAAGACTATCCACCCTACTCAAAAACCAGTTGATTTATTAGAGTATTTAATTAAAACATACACTAATGAAAACATGACTGTATTAGATAATGTAATGGGTTCAGGTTCGACAGGAGTAGCTTGTAAGAACTTAAATCGTAATTTTATTGGTATGGAACTGGACGAGGACTATTTCAAAATTGCAAAGGAGCGATTAGATGGGAACGTGGATTAAATGTTTACTTTTTATCCTATTAATTTTAGTTATTATTGTTACTCTTTTTGCTGTTGTTGGATATAGTGTATTATTTTTAATTTCACTTTTTCATATTACTGTTGATTTTAGCTTCTTAAATGCTGTGTTTGCTGGTGGAGCAACCTGTGTTTGTTTTAGCTTAATTGGGGGTATCTGGAGTGAAAAATAAATTAAAAGGTGGGCTAGATTATATTATTTTTGCGATTTTCGTTAGTTTAGTATCTTCTGGTTTTGTCTATTTAGTTTCTTTTATTCCTTTTTTAGGTCCTATTCCTAATTATTCTTATTTATTTTGGCTTTCATTTTTATATCTTATAGAAATTAAGATTATTGATAAATTATTTAATTTACATACTAATATCTTATTAATAATTTTATTTGTTTTTGTGTATGGATCTGGTTTTGGATTCTTGGGATTACCAGCGAATAACTGGTTAGCTCTTTTCATGTTATTCTTATCTATTTTAACAGCTTCTATTGTACAGCTAGGTTATCGTAATTTTAAGCGGGGTGCGAATGGTAAAACAAAAGATTATTAAATCTCCAATTAACTATATGGGAAGTAAGAGACGCTTGCTTTCTCAGTTGTTGCCAGAACTACAACAAGATAATATTGATACTTTCTTTGACTTGTTTGCGGGTGCTGGTAATGTTTCTTTAAACATCAAAGCTCGGTATCATATCTGGAATGATCTTTCTACTCCTTTGGTTCAGATGTTTAAGGATCTATCTACTTTAAATACTTTGCAGTTTGAAGCTCTAAAGAGTACATCATTAGATTTAACTAATAAGGACGAATTTTTGAAGTTAAGAGCTGATTATAATTCTGGTTATTTTGAATATGACTTTGATAAATCTATCTCTCTATATCTGCTGATTATTGCTTCTTTTAATGGTTTACCTAGGTTTAATAAAGCTTTTGAGTATAATATGCCTTATGCCAATTCTGAACGGGTTAATAAGCGGTATTTAGAGAATAAGCTAAAGATTTTAGGTGACTTTATTAAAGTAATTAAAAATGGCTCTTACGGATTCACTAGTAAAAGTTATGATAAAGTAATTAAAAACTATTGACAATAACTATTAAAGATATTATCATTATAAGTATAGATTTCAACATTGAAGTCTCTTTTTAGAAAATATTATAAATTGAAAAGTCTACAGTTCTCCTATCATCTCCAATGTACTGTGGGCTTTTCTTTTTGTCTTTTTGGGATTATAATTAATTTAAATTAATGTGAAAAGAGCTTGGTTAATGCCGACAAAAGAAAGTCCTAAAAAAGAACAATTACTTAAAACTGTTGTTTCTACTGGTTGTCCTTATTGTCATTCTCCTTATAAGGTAGAGTATTTACCTGATAGTGGAATGGGAGTATCTATTGAGTGTGACGATTCTGGTATAATTCAGCCTTATCTATCTGTAGAGCATACAGGTAATTTTGACGAAGAAGTGTTTGCTGATATTGTAGAGCAGATTGAGATTAAGTTTTGTCCTTTTTGTGGTAGGGAGTTGTAATTGACGTATTAAGTTAGGTAGAAGATTAATAGTTAGAAAAAGTCTAGGATTAAGTTCTTAGGCTTTTTTATTATGTTATAATAATGAATGTGCAAAGGTGGTGATTAACTGTTAATTAAAGGATATTAAAATACGATCACCTATGATATAATATCTACAGAAAGATAAAATGTGAGGTAGATATTATGTCAATGCAAGGTGGTGAAAACGATGATAAGAACTCAAAAGGTAAGACTTTATCCCAATCAAATGATGAAAAAGGTTCTTGATGATCTATGTGATTATCGTAGGTATTGTTGGAACAAAGGATTAGAAACTTGGAATGATATGTATGAAGCTCATAACTTGAACAAGAAAGACAATCCTATCCCTAATGAAAGCAGAGTCCGTAAGGAGTTATCCTCTAATAAAGCTGACTGGCAATATAGTTTATCGTCACGGTGTTTATACTTAGCAATTTCTGATTTAGGTAATGCTTGGAAGAAGTTCTTTAATAAAGCATTACCTGATTGGGGAAAGCCTAGATTTAAATCTAAGAAAGCTCCTAGACAAGGATTTAAAACTGATAGAGCTAAGATTGTTAATGGTAAGTTAAGACTTGATAAACCACACAGAGTTAAAACTTGGTATGATATTAGTTTTAAAGGTGCTAAGGCTTTAGATGGTGATTTAAAAGTTGTTTCAATTTATCGTGAAAATGGTAAATACTGGGCTAGCCTACCTTTTGAAGTTGAAATAGCTAAGAAACCTAAAACTGGTAATAAGACGGCAGTAGATCTAAATGTAGGTCACTTTAACTATACTGATGGGAAGCTTAACGTCTTACCTGCTAAATTGCAAAAGCTTTATAAGCGGATCAGGCATTATCAAAAAATGCTAGCTCGTAAGAGAAAGGTTAATGGTAAGTTAGCTACACAAAGTAATAATTATGTTAAAACGAGAGCCAAGTTGCAACGTGATTATCGTAAAGTAGTTAATATCCAACATGATCTTTTGCAGAAGTTTACGACTAAGCTGGTTGATAGTTATGACCAGATTGTCATTGAAGATTTAGCAGTCAAACAGATGCAGATGACTCATGTAGCTTCTAAAGGTATGCAGAGATCACTGTTTGGTTATTTTAGACAAATATTAACCTATAAGTGTGAATGGTATGGTAAAGAATTAATCTTAGCTGATCAATTCTATCCATCAACACAACGCTGTTCTGCATGTGGTCACATCAAGCAAGGCAAAGATAAAATTGGTCTCGATGGTAATCAAAAACATGGTACTAAACACAATGAATATATTTGTTATGAATGCGGTGTGGTAATGGATCGAGACCAAAATGCAGTCTTAAATCTTTTGGCTTTAGCGTAAAGAAGAAAAAAATATAATTGGGGCTGGCTAAGCCCTTAAGCTGTAAGAGTTGGTCAATGCCATTACCCTCTAGTTAGGATATGAGAATACCAGCGTTGACGACAGTAAATAAAATAAAGAAAGGAAAAGCTATATTTCTTTCTCAAACATAATTACTTAGCATATAGGATTATGTTTGTTCACATTTTATATAGCAGGTGATAGCTGATTAGTTTAAAATCAATTTATAAAAAGTCCTTGCAAAAGGTAGTTGATAACGCTAGTGCTGATACGTTTTTGCCAGATATTGATCGGATTTTGCTTAAATATAAGCATTTAGGATTGACTAAAGAGCAACAAATGAAGATCTTAGAACAGCTTAGCATTGCTATTGACGTAAAGATTAGTAGATTAGCACAAGAAATTAGAGAGGAAGATGATAATTAAGTGGATGGTAAACAATTAACAAAGTTAGCTAGGTCGATGTTTAACTTAGGTCCTAAAGACCCTATTACAGTTGATCAGCTAAATTATGTGTTGGGTATGAGTAGACCTAGTAATTATTTATTACAACATCATACGATTAATGGTAAACCATTAACCTTTAATGTACCAGATCATGATACTACTAAGGCTTTAAGTCATAGGCCATGGCAAAAAATGGTTATTGACGATGTTAATTATCCAGATCTGTGTGTAATTAAAAGCCGACAGTTGGGTTTTTCGGAAGTTGGGATTGAGCAGATGATTTATTGGCTTGATATACATAGTGCTGATAAACCTAATGGTTTGTATACATTCCCTAGATTAAGTGGGGCTTTTAACAGTAATGTTAATTGAAAAACATCCCCTAAACGGGCAAAGCTTAAAAAGCTGGTAAGAAAGACTAAGCTCTTATAGAGTAGTGTTAACCCCGTCCTAATAAAATGGCTAACGACTATATAGGGAATATCCTAGTAGGATAAAGATATAGTCTTACAATGTAATAAATTACGTTTACATTTGTAAACTTACAGACAACTTAATGATTTCTATAAGCAACGTATTTTGCCAGAGTTTGAGTCTGGTTATTACAAGTCTTTAATTAAAGATCCTAAGACAACTACAATGAATGGTATGAAGATTAGAGACTCCAATTTAATTTTTCGTACTAGTTCACAAGGTAGTTCTATGGAAGGTCTAAAAATCGATCGACTTGCATTAGATGAGTATGACCGTGAAAAAAAAACTAACTTAAAGCATTGATTTTAACTGGGTATTTAAGCGGTCACAGATAGTAATATCTGTTAAATAAACATCCCCTAAACGGGCTTACCGTAATAAGGTGGTAAGAGAAGCTAAACCTTATTTATGAAATAAGGCAGGCTAATCCCGTACCAAGTTAAAACAGGTCTAACGACTATATAGGGAATATCCTAATAGGATAAAGATATAGTCTAATCTATTTAGAAATAAGTAGTTAATAAATTGTTAAATCCTTTAGCAGAACAGTCAGCAATTCAGTCTATGCAGTCTTCACCTTATAAGATTGTAAGTAGATGGTCAACCCCAACCGTTCAAAATTATGGGATACACCGTTTATTCTTACAATCAGATCAAAGACGTTGGGTACACACTTGCCCACATTGCGGTTTTGAACAGGTTTTAGACTATGAGAAGAATGTTAAGCAGGTTAATAAAGATGGTATAGATACAGACGCTAGAGTTGTACAACCGGGTACTTTTCAGTTTGTTTGCCAGAAATGTGGAAAATTGCTTGATCGCTGGTACGATGCAAGATGGGTTGTAACCCGTCCCGGTTCAGGGCGTAGGCACGGTTATGCGATTTCACAGATGGATGCCGTAAATTCATGCGGGTATTATTAGTAATATTAATACAGTTAAATTTTGTTAAACGGGTAAAGCTAAATAATAATTACAATAAAGAATAAGCTAGTAAGAAAGACTAAATCCTAGTAATTAAGGACAAAGTTGACCAACCGTACTAAATCTGATCTATAATAGATAGAGAAGTAAAAGTCTAACGACTAAACTTCTAATATTAATTAGGGGTACAGTAAAATGAGTAGGATGAAAACAACAGGAGAGTTTAAACAGGAAGTATATTCATTAGTAGGTGATGAATATAAAGTTGCTAGTGAGTATAAGGGCGCACATAATAAAATATTGTTAATTCATAATTGTGGTTTTAACTGGTGGGTAAAGCCTGATAACTTTTTACAGGGTCAAAGATGTCCAAGAGAGAAGCATCTAAGGGCGGGTAGAAGTAAGAGGTTTGATATTAATAAAGTTAAGCATTTAATTAATGTTCTTGGGAACGGTGATTATGAGTTAGTATCAGACACATATCATAATGCTAAGGCTAAGCTTTTAGTTCGACACAAGAAATGTAATTATGTCTATCCTGTCTCTTATGGTGACTTTAAGTCTGGTCGTAGATGTCCTAAGTGTGCTAGACGTATTAGAATAGAGAAAGAAACAAAAACTATAGAACGTTTTAAACAAGAAGTTTATGACCTTGTAGGTAATGAATATACAGTAGTATCAGACAAATATAATAATTGGAAGACACCTATTAAGTTTTCTCATAAGAAATGTGGTCATACCTTTATGATGGAGCCTAATTCATTTTTACAGGGTAGAAGATGCCCACAGTGTAATGGCTCATATGGTGAAAAATGGATCTTAAGTTATCTCGATAGGAATAACATTAGGTATGATTATCAAAAGAGATTTCCAGACTTATACGGTAATGGTCGTCCCTTATCGTATGATTTTTATTTACCCGAATATAATATGTTAATTGAGTATCAGGGTAAACAGCATTATTATCCTGTAAAGTTATTTAATAAGAGAACCTCTTTTGAAAAGAGGGAAAGATATGATAATAAAAAGAAAAATTATGCGATTAGCAATGGTTATCATTTTTTAGCTATCCCTTATTTGATTGATACTTCTGTTAAACTTGATGATTTTCTTAATATGATTTTTACTGTTAATGCAAGAGTTCCTACAAATGAGGAATAAGATATAGTCTAATTACTTTAGAAATAAAGTATTAAAATTGGTGGATCACGGCAGACAAACTGAAGGAAGAGGAGATGAGAGCGCCTTCCAAGCAGTTCTTCTATAATTACTCGCTTGGAATGCCTTATGAAGATAAAGGTGCAACCTTTAGAGATGAAGATATTTTAACTCATATTGATAGTAGCTATAATAAGCCAGATGATAGAAGTAATTACAAGTACGTATCTATCGGTGTTGATTGGGGTAGATGTTTGCCCCTTTTTATAGGAATATAAAATAAAAGAACTGTGTTAAACGGGTAAAGCTAAATAACTGAATTGAATAGGCTAGTAAGAAAGACTAAGTCCAGAAGTGGATAGAGTTGACCAACCGTTCTAAAATAAATGACTAACGATTAAATAGGAGATGATACTAATGTCTAAGTTAACTAATTTGGACTTTATTGAACGTAGCAAGAAAATGGGAGTATTTGACGAATATATCTTTTTAGACAAATATGTTAACAATAAAACTCCAATTAGAGCTATTCATAAAGTTTGTGGTAATGAAATTAGTATTATTCCCCGAGAGTGGTTTAGAGGAAATAACAGGTGTAGGAAATGCACTATTAATAAAAAGTGGAGAAAACCTGAAATATCTATTGAGAATGAAAAAGCTAAGATCAATAGTTGTTTGGGCAACAACTATAAGTTAATAGATGTGAGTTTTTTAACAAAGCATGGTAAAGGATCATATTATGCTAAGATATTAAATTTATCTACGAAAGAATATAAAACTGTTAGGGCGGATCATATTACTTCGGATAAACGCTACTTGTCATCCACACACATTAAATCAGTTGGAGAGCTTAGAATTAAATCATATTTAGAGAGATGTGGTATTGACTATGTATCACCTAAGACTTTTGAAGATCTTAAAGATAGGCAGAAGTTACATTATGATTTTTACTTACCTAACAGTAGAGTATTGATAGAATATCAAGGCGAACAACACTTTAATGCCAATAAGCAAATAAGTTGTAATCCCCATGCTTATGAATTACAGGTTAAGCATGATAAAATGAAAAGATCCTATGCTAAAAATAATAACTATACCTTATATGAAATACCATATACAGTTTATAGTTATTCTGAAATATACAGATACATGAATAAATTACTTAATTAAATACACAGTGCCCAATAAGAGGGTAAAGATATAATCTATGCCTAGCAGAAATGCTAGGGTTAAATTAAAGGAACACGTACATTCAATTGTTACTTTAGGTATGAGAGGTAATGGTCAAATTGACCTTATGGATCTTACTCAAATTCCTAGATCAACTGGTGTAGAACATATTGAAGAAGACCTAAATCTAGTCATGAGAAAGATAAATCAATATCAGCCCGATATTATTTGTCCTGATTTGGGGTTAACATATAGCTCCACTAAATAGTAATATTTAGAAAAAATAAACTACTTAAACGGGTAAAGCTAAATAATAATTATAATAAAGAATAAGCTAGTAAGAAAGACTAAGTCCTAGTAATTAAGGATAGAGTTGACCAACCGTTCTAAAATAAATGACTAACGATTAAGCTTTAATTATTTACTATTATATTTGCCTTAGAATACCTATACTTTGCTATACTATAAGTGAGGTGAAAGTAAACTTTGGCAAAACGTACTAATAAGCAATATATTTCAGAATTAAAACAAAAGAAACCTAGTATTATTCCTCTAGAGAGCTATAAAGGTATCTTAGTAAAAATAAAGCATCAGTGCTTAATTTGTAACTATGGTTCTAAAGGGGAGTGGGAGGTTACTCCTAACCAGTTATTAAACTCTTCCTGTGGTTGCCCCAGATGTGGTCATAGAAGGCAAGGTCGGGGACGTATGAAGGGTTCTCAATACTATAGACAGAAGGTTCAAGAGTTAGTTGGTAATGAATATACAATAAATTCTGAACAGATAGACACTAAGCATAAAATTGTAATTACTCATAATCATTGTATAGATGGAGGAAAATTTACTTATACAGTAAGCATTGCAAAATTTATGCAAGGTAGAAGATGTCCTAAGTGTGCTAAGTACTTAAGAAAGATACATAAAACGTATGATAATAAAAAGGTAGATCAACTAATACTTGATATTCTTGGGGATACATATATAAGAATAGATAATTATAAAGATGATCATACGAAAATGAGAATAAAGCATAAAAAGTGTGGTCATATTATATATTTATCTCTTAGGCAGATAGTTGATGGTCATACAGGTTGCTATTTTTGTCATAACAACTCAAGAGGCGAGACTCTAATATTAGAAATATTAGAGTCCTTAGGAATTAAGTATGAGTATCAAAAAACTTTTAGTGGTTGTATAGATAAACGGATGCTACCTTTTGACTTTTATTTACCTGATTACAATTTATGTATTGAGTATGACGGTGTTCAACACTATAAAAATAGAAGTTTATTTTATAGTAAAACTGGTGTAAAGCATGATAAAATTAAGGATTCTTTTTGTGGGGGAGCAGGTATAAAACTTATTAGAATACCTTATAAAATTAATACTTATAAGGATATTAAGAAATATATAGTTAAGATAATTAACAATAGTAGTGATGATACTATTTTGTATCATTAAGATATAATCTAGCTTAGGTTGTATACAGAAATGTATTTCTAAGTTGTTTCTGGTAATTATGTACAGAAAATGATGGCTTATTATGGTATTCAGCGTGTATATGGAGTTGTTGTTAGATCAGCGAAGACTAACGGTGATTTTAATGCACATTTTAATGATACTGATTCTACTGTTACTCTGGATAAGCTTACTCAAAATGTTATTCTTATGGGTAACATTAAACGGGGTGATATTCATTTTTGGTCTGGTTCTCAGAACGATCCAGAAGTTAGAAAGCTTATTACTCACGGTAAAAATGTTGTTATTCGTACTGATGAAAAAGAAAATCAGCAGACACATTTAATTGAGTATAGTAAGGTTATTTTACGTAAGGGTCCAGATCATTACTTCCAGTCGATGGTATATGCTATGGCTGGGCTTGATAAGTTAATGAAAGAGGACGCTATGAAGCGTAGAAAGTCTACACAGATTGATTATCTTGATAATGACATCTTTACTCCAGAACAGACGGATATACAACGAGAATATGAAATTAAGAACGAAACCGAGTTCTAATTAAGTAAAAGACCTCTACTAGTGTAAAAGCTAGTAGAGGTCTTTTTCAGCTATATTATAAAGAGAATTGTAGGTGCTTTAATGTATATTTTAAATAAAGGGGTGAAGATTATATGAGTTTTTTAGATCGCTGGTTTGGCTCTGAGAATGCTGATGATTACATTGATCTTGAACAGTTGAATAAGCAAGAAATTGCTAAAAGCTTTAGAGCTGGTAGATCAGACCAGCGGGTTGATAATGCTTATATTCAAATTGGTGCAGATAGTCATAATCGCCAAAACCCCCAGCGAGAAAAGATTAACCAAGATTATTATTTAAGAAAGAAAGATCAACTAAGAGCTTATGCAGATGACCTATTAGTTCAAGCAATTATTAGAACTAGAACTAACCAGATCTTAAACTTTGCTACTCCTGCCCGTTTATCTAGTGACGATAATGGGTTTAGAGTTGTCAAAAAAGGCAAGCAACTTAGTGATATGACAACACATGAAAAGAATGTTGCTAAAAAGTTAGAGGACTTTATCTTTTATACAGGTAAAGATCAATTAGATTGGCGAGATGATTTTCCAACTTTCTTGGCTAAGATTATTTATGACTTTTATGTGTTTGACCAAGTTAACATTGAACGGGTTTATGAGAGTAAACGTTCTAACAAATTAAACCACTTTAATCATGTAGACGCTTCTACTGTTCTAATTGATAAATACCCC